AATGTTTCATACGGCATTAAGCTAATTAACCAGCAGCAATACAACGGCATTGCGGTCAAAACCGTAACTAGCTCGTACCCGCAAGTTATGTTTGTAAACAATACGTTTCCCGACATTACGCTGACCATCTACCCTAAGCCCACTAGGGTGCTGGAATGGCATTTTGTATCGGTTCAAGAATTAACGCAGCCTGCTACTTTGACAACCGGGTTGTTTTTTCCGCCAGGCTATTTGCGCGCGTTTAAGTACAATCTGGCCTGCGAAATAGCGCCCGAATTTGGCGTAGAACCTTCGCCTACTGTGCAACGCATAGCAATGACGTCTAAGCGTAACCTAAAGCGCATCAACAACCCTGACGACCGTATGTCAATACCGTACTTTTTGGTGTCAACACGTCAACGGTTTAATATCTTTGCTGGCAACTTCTAAGCTATGCAAACTCCGATTCTTGGCCAATCGTATGTAGCCCGCAGCATTAATGCTGCGGATAGCCGCATGATTAACCTGTTTCCAGAAACTACTTCAGAAGGCCAGACGGCGGGGTTTCTTAACCGAGCACCAGGGTTGCGTAGGCTAGCGTCCGTAGGCACTGGGCCAATTCGCGGGCTGTGGCAGTACGGCAATTACGGGTATGTAGTGTCTGGATCCCGGCTATACCGCATTGATGCCAACTGGGATAGTAACGTCATAGGCGCGGTGTCCGGCACCGGCCCCGTGTCAATGGTCGACAACGGTACGCAGCTTTTTGTTGCGGCTAACCCTAAAGGGTACATCTACGACGCGTCGACTGAGGCCTACGCCGAGATTACGGACGTGGATTTTCCGGGCGCAATAATGGTCGGCTACTTAGACGGGTATTTTATATTCCAAGAGCCAAACTCTCAACGATTTTGGTCATCAGAACTGCTTGACGGCACACAAATTAACCCTTTGAGCTTTGCCAGCGCTGAAGGTATGCCTGACGATTTAGTCTCGTTGTTTGTTGACCACCGCGAGGTATGGCTTTTTGGTACTCAATCTGTTGAGGTTTGGTATGACGCGGGGACTACGCCGTTTCCTTTGGCCAGAATTCAAGGCGCGGTTAATGAAATTGGCTGCGCGGCTACGTATTCCGTAGCTAAGATGGACAATTCGTTGTTCTGGCTAGGCTCAGACGCCAGGGGTCAAGGCATGGTGTTTCGTGCCACTGGCTACAAAGGCTTACGTGTTTCCACGCACGCCGTTGAGTATGCCATTCAAAGTTACGATACTATTTCGGACGCTATTGGGTTTACATATCAGCAAGACGGGCATCTGTTTTATGTGCTAACGTTTCCTACGGCTCAAAAAACATGGGTTTACGATGCAGCTACGCAGGCCTGGCATGAGCGCGCGGGCTTTTCTAATGGCCAGTTTATTCGGCACCGCGCCAACTGCCAGATGTTTTTTAACAACAAAATTATCGTAGGCGACTTTGAAAACAACAACATATACGCATACGACCTTGACGTATTTGCCGACGGCGCTTTTCAGCAAAAATGGCTGCGGTCGTGGCGCGCGTTGCTGCCAGGGCAGAACAACCTAAAGCGCACTGCGCAGCACTCCTTGCAGATTGCTATTGAGGCCGGTACGGGCTTAAATACAGGTCAAGGTAGCGACCCTAAGATTATCCTGCGATGGTCGGATGACGGCGGCCATACGTGGTCTAACGAGCACTGGATGTCGATAGGTAAGATAGGCGCGTATGCTACGCGCGCTATTCGCCGCCGGTTGGGTATGACAACTAAACTGCGTGATCGAGTGTATGAGCTGTCTGGCACTGACCCTGTCAAGATTGCCATCGTAGGTGCTGAGTTAATTTTGTCTCCGACCAATGCCTAATCCAGATAACGAGCCGCAGATACCTAAAAATCAGTCGAGCATTACTGATGCCGCAACAGGGCTAGTCGCGCGCGATTGGTATCGGTTTTTTCTAAACTTAGTCAACAAAGCTAATTCAGGCGGAGGGGCGGGCACGGGCACAGTCACTTCCGTAGCGGTGTCCGGCGGCACAACAGGGCTGACCACTTCGGGCGGCCCGGTTACCACTTCAGGCACCATTACATTAGCGGGCACTTTAGGCGTAGCTAACGGCGGTACAGAAGCCACCACGGCTTCCGGCGCGCGCACTAACTTAGGTGCAACTACGGCGGGAAGTAATTTCTTTACGCTGCCAAATCCGACTGCCATTACGTTCACCAGAATTAACGCAGACAACACGGTATCGACGCTTGATGCGGCCACGTTTCGTACTGCGATTGGGGCCGGCACGGGCGACGGCACGGTTGCGTCAGTATCCGGCACAAGTCCGGTCGCATCCTCGGGCGGCACAACACCGGCAATTAGCTTAGCTTCTGGATACGGCGATACCCAAAACCCCTACGCTAGCAAAACAGCTAACTTTTTCTTGGCTGCGCCTGACGGCAGCGCCGGCGTGCCAACTTTTCGTGCTGTTGTAGCGGCGGACATCCCCACACTTAACCAGAACACAACTGGGACTGCGGCCAACGTAACCGGCGTGGTGGCCATAGCTAACGGCGGTACAGGTCAGGCCACGCAAATAGCCGCGTTTGACGCGCTGTCGCCGGTAACAACTAAAGGTGATTTGATTGTCGGCAACGGTACGGACAACGTTCGCCAAGCAGTAGGCGCGAATACGTTTGTTTTAACCGCCGATTCTGCGGAAGCCACAGGCATTAAATGGGCTGCATCTAGCGGGTCGGGGCTGACAATTAGCAACGACACAACTACGTCAACTAATCTATACCCAACATTTGCCAACGCAACGTCCGGCACGATGTCAACTATTTATACCGGCAACGCGAAACTACTGTACAAACCAAGCACGGGTGAATTAACATCTTCGCATGTAATAGCGTCAAACGGTATTTTTGTTAACAGCCAGACTATTTCTACAAGCTACACCGTTCCTTCAGGGTCGTCGGGCATGTCCGCAGGGGTGATTTCTATAGACAGCGGCGTAACAGTAACCATACTTTCGGGGTCAAGGTGGGTAGTAGTATGATTAAGCATCATTTTAGCAGCGGGCTGTACGCTAAAGAAACGCACATACCTGCAAACCATTGGCTTGTTCAACACGCGCATAACTTTGACCACCTGTCTATTTTGGCCGAAGGCACAGTAGAGCTGCTAGCTGATGGGCAAAGTCAAGTTATTAGCGCGCCTGCGTGCTTAACCATACCTGCCGGTACGCATCACGGTGTGCGCTCGCTTACCGATGTGGTCTGGTATTGCCTTCATGCTACGGAATACACGGACGTGGACGACATAGATGAAAAGTTAACTAAACCGATAAACGAAATAGCAGTTAAAGCGCTTTCTGAAGCGCTTAACGGAGGTAAATAATATGGCCTGGATAGCAGCAGCGGTTAGTATAGGTAGCAGCCTAATTGGTCAAAATAAACAAAAGAAAGCGGCAGAGCGCGCGGCAGACATTACCGCTAGAGACACTAAGGACGCCATAGCCCGGCAGAAACCTTTTTATGACGCTAGCGTTAACGAGCTACCAAACTACCTTAAGGGTATTCAGCCTGGCGGCGATTTGGTTCGCGGCTTTACCGGTAACGACTTTCAACAGTACCAAGACCCCGGCTACGGGTTTAGGCTTAACGAAGGTTTGAAAGCGTTGCAGGGATCTGCCGCTGCGCGAGGTGGCTTGCTGTCCGGCAACACGTTGCGCGGCATTAGCGACTACAGCCAGCAGGCTGCGTCGCAAGAGTATGGCAACGCGTACAACCGATTTATCGGTGAACAAACCACACGCCGTAATGCGTTAGCAGGCTTGGTTGGCCAAGGCCCAACTGGAGCCAATACAATAAACGCCGCTAGTGCCGGTCAAGCCGAGAATAGGGCTAACGCTAGCCTGTACGGCGCTAATGCGCAAGCGCAAGCCGTACGTAACATTGGCAGCGTAGCGTCTGATTATTTTAGGCAGTCCTCTTTTTCCCCAAATAGTAGCGGGGCGGGCAGTAACCGCATGGGGGACTATTCGGGAAATATGCAACTTTACGGGATGTAAACCATGGCTATTAACTTCAATCTTCTTTCGCAAGGGATGGACGGCCCTACGCCATATCAGCAAGACCAAGACCGCGATATGCAGAACCAATTGCGGCAGCAGCAACTTGTACAAGGGCAAGGTCAATTAGAAGGGTTAAAAGCGTCTGCGGCGCAGACTAAACTATTTAGAGACAAAATGGTCGCAGCGGGTAAAAACCCTGGTGATTGGCCAAGGGTATATGAGGCTCTTAACTCTACCGGCAGACCGGAAGATGCGATGAACGCCGACAAGATGCTGCGCGCGCATTTTGGCGACTATCAGCTTTCCCAAGCATTAAAAAGCGAATACTCTAAACCTATACGCGAGTGGTTTAGCTCAACACGCGACGAGGCTAACAACCCACAAGATAATTTAGGCGGGTACACCCCTGAGGCTATGGGCGGCGGTAGGCCACCCGAAGGCGCTGCGCAGCCTTCCCCTGTGGCTAACGTTGAACTAGGCGCAGTGCCATCAGGCGAAACGAATATTAACGCGCTCTCTCAGCCTGTTGAGACAGTTAACAGCTTGCCTGCGGTAACTGTTACAGGCAAACAGCGTATGAGCGCCGAGGAGCAACTTTTTGCGTTGGGCAGCATAGATAGCCCCGCAGCGCAAAGAATGGCTACCGTAATGGCCCAACGCAATAAGCCGTCTGTAATAGGCCAACTAGAGCGCGAAATATCTGAGCTGAGACAAGATGGCGCTACTAATGCCGACCCAGAAATACGACGTCGGCAAGCGTTAATTGACAAAGAAGCGTACGGTGGCGATAAAGATTTGCCAGGCTATACGATGGCTACGCAAGATGGCAGCTTTACCGGCAACTTTATGCAGTATAAAGAAGCAATGGCTAAACAAAACCGGCAACCTGTTGCTGCGCCTGCGGTTAACTTGGCGACTATTAAAGACCCGAACAATCCTAACAAATCTATCATAGTGGACGCGCGGACTGGCCGCAAAATTGGTGAACCTGCCGCTGCACCAGTTAAACCTTTAACTGAGCAACAACAGTTAAAGTTAAAAGCTGACCGCACTGCGGATACCAATAAGATTAGAGGCGCAGAATCTACGGCTACAGAATTAGAAAAACTTGCAGATGAATTGGTAGGTAACCGAGAAAAAGGTGTGCCGCCGCATCTAGGGCTTGGCGGCATTACGGGCTTTCAGGCCTTGCTTCCCTCGCTGCCGTCTGGCGACGCCCGCAAAGCGCAACAAAAACTGGAAACTTTTAAAGGTAAGGTTATGGCGCTGGGGCGTCAGATTGCAACACAAGACGGTAAGCTGGGCAACCTGGCGGTTCAGGAATGGAAGTTTATGTCTGACTCGGTTCAAGCCCTTGACCCGGCTGCGGGTAATCTTGATGTGCAACTTAGGGACGTGGTGCGACAAGCGCAAGCGTTGGCCAACGGATTGAAAAGCAACTTTGCCGCGCAATACGAAGACGCCGAAGACGCGGCCCCCGCCGCCGCACCAACTAGAAGCAGTGTTCGATCTCAAGCTGACGCAATTTTAGGGCGATAATTATGGCAACTGCTGATGAGTACGCTGGATGGATTGTTAAAAACGCGGGTAAAAAAGGCACGCCAGAATTTGACACGGTAGCGGCTGCGTACAAAGAAGCAAGTGCAGAAGAGCAAGCTATGCCGCCAACACAAGCCTCGATTACGCCGGCAAGGGCAGGCGCGTCGCTGGTAGACCAAATACCGGGTCCTCGCGGCGTAGCTGTACCCAATCAAACGCCTACAGCTGAAAAAGCACCGGCGGGCATGAGCGATAGAATACGCGGAGTCATAGAAACGCCAGGCGTATTGTTTACTGGTGCTTTGGGTCAATTTGCGGGTAACGTTGCGGGGCCAATCCAAACTCTGCGAGAAGGTACCTTTGGTACGTCCGAAGGCGCGCGCCGAGCACAACAAGTTGCGCAAGAAGTTGCAGGTAGACTGTCGTATGCGCCCCGCACCGAAACAGGTGCAAACATTGTGCAGAATATAAGCGACATCGCTACACAGTCAGGCATAGCGGGCATAAACCCTGCCGCACTTTCGCAAATGTCAGTGTTGGGCGCGCCTGCCGCCCGTCAAGCCTCTGCTATAGCCGGCAACGAAGCGGCGTTAATAAAGCCGGCGATAACTGCGCCGTTTGAAGCGCAAAAAGCGCGCACTGCCGCAGCTAACGTAGCTAATTCGTTTGAAAAAGCTGCGGAAATTGACGCAGCTAAAGCAGCAGTAAAACGTGGCATTGTGCTAGATCCTGCGGTTTCTAACCCTACCAGAGCCAACCTTCTTAAAGCTAAAGTAGTTAACTCAACAAATTTTAATCAAAACGCAGCTAAGATTAACGACGCGCAGTTTACCCGGTTAGCTAGAACCGACATGGGGCTGCCTGCGACCAAGTTTTTAGACGCGGACGCGTTTAACAAAGCGCTAGACATGCACAGCAAGCCGTATGACGCTGTGCGTAACCTTCCATCTCTAGCGCCTGACCAAGCGGTTAGGGATCAGCTAACAAGCCTAAAAGTAAGTCGCCCTGCAATTGGCGGTGAAGCTAGCGCCGCAGCGGTAAACAATTTAGTTGATGAAGCAATGCAAAAAGTAGCGCAGGGCCGGTCTGGCGCTGAGATAATTACCGACATACGCAAACTGCGCAAAGACGCTAACAGCATTTACTCGGCGCAACGAAAAAGCGGTCTGCCGGATCCTACCGTGCTAGCTAAAGCCGACGCTAACATCGGCGTGGCTAACGCATTAGAGAGTTTAATTGACGCTAACGTGTCAGACCCCAAGCTATTAAATGAGCTACGTAAATCGCGCGCGGCAATGGCAAAAGTGTACGACTATCAGCGCGCTACAAACCCCCTTACCGGCCGCATTGACCCACAAGCGCTGGTTCAGCTAGCTAAAGAAGGAAAACCTTTGTCGGCTATTGCAGCAGATATTGCTAAAATAGCGGGCGTGTTCCCTGACGTAGCCAAAACAGGGGCGGCTGGCGTGCCTGAGTGGGCTAAAGGGCTTACGCGGTCAAGTGCGGCGGGCAGCATGGGCGCTATGGCCGCGTTAGCAATAGGCGCGCCGGTTTTACCCACCATGGTGGGTTCGGCTGTGGTAGGGTATCTTGGCGGTGGGTTAACCGCCCGTAGAATGGCGTCACCTGCGTACCAGGCAAAGAATGTGGTGCCGCGCGATTTTAGACCTTCAGTTAACAAACTTACGCCTGAAAATCAGAATAAATTAAGGAATGACTAGATGGCATCCCTAACCCCAACACCTAAGCAACAATTTTTTAACTCTAGCGGCGCGCCGTTAGTTGCTGGCAAGGTATTCACCTACGCTGGCGGCACAACGACGCCTGCGCCTACGTTTACTAGCCAGTCTGCAATCTCGACCAACACCAACCCGATTATATTAGACGCGCAAGGCCGCTGCGAAATTTGGTTGCAACCAACATTGGCGTACAAGTACGTCGTAACCGATGCCAACGACGTGCAGCAGTACACGGTCGACAACATCTTAGTGCCGCCTGACTTACTGTCGTTTGGCTCTCCGCCGCCTATCGGCAACGTAGCGCCTAACACCGGCGTGTTTACAACGTTGTCAGCTACGGGGGACGTAACGTTTAGCGGCTTTGGAGCCACGCAGCTACAAAGCGGCGCAACCACCGACCGCCCCGCCTTGCCTGTCGAGGGTATGCTCCGTTACAACGCCGTATTAGGTCAATTTGAGGGCTACAGCTCGGCGGGATGGGGGTCAATTGGTGGCGCA